GCGCTAGGGCAAGGCATAACCATAAAGACAAGGGCAGGCGATGTCAGAAATGACATCACCATTAGCTACGGCCAAAACTCATCTAATCAGGTCAGCGACACAGATCCAGCATCGATTGCACTTTATGGCGATTTATCACAAATCTTTACAACAACCTTGCGACATTCGCATGACGCCGTAGATCAAGCCGCGTTCTATTTGGCACTGCGAGCTTATCCTCAGCCAATCTTTGATTCCATCACTTACGCCTTGACCAATCCAGAGCTAGACAATGGCGATCGTGACGACCTAATCAATATCTTTATGGGTCAGCCAATAGCTCTGAATGACCTTCCGCCGAATATGTCGTCAGGAACCTTTCAAGGCTTTGTCGAGGGCTGGACATTCCGCGCTTCATACAATCAACTTGACATCACTCTTTTCATGTCGCCACTGGCTTATTCACTGCAAGCCATGCGATGGAATGATGTGCCAATCAACGAGCGGTGGAATACCGTGTCGCCGACTTTAGAGTGGCAATATGCCACAATAGTCTCATAACGAAAGGAAACACCTATGGCTAATCCAACGACAAACTATGGCTTCGTCTTACCGACGGCCACAGATTTAGTGACAGACTTACCAGCCGACTTTGACGTTGCGTTGCAGGGCGTTGATACACGACTGAAAGCATTACAACCTGGCACAACACTTGGCGATATTGCTTATTCATCAGCAACTGCCAACACAAACACGCGTTTAGGTATCGGCACAACTGGTCAAGTGCTAACAGTCGCGAGCGGTGTTCCTTCATGGGCAACACCTACTGCTGGCATGACGAATCCGATGACTACTACAGGCGACACAATTTATTCATCGAGTGGATCAACTCCCGCGCGTTTAGGAATTGGTACGGCTGGACAATTTCTTGCAGTCAATTCTGGTGCTACTGCTCCAGAGTGGGTGGCTGCTCCATCTGCTGGCTCTAATTTCACTTTGCTTAATGCAGGCGGTACAGCTCTCACGGGCGCAACGGTTGTGACCGTAAGCGGCATAAGCGGAAAAGACAAAATCTTTATAAGAGTTGATAGCGCAAGTGCTGCAAATGCTTCATCTCAAATAGGAATCCGCTTGAATACTGCAACCACAAATTATAGTTGTAATCTTATTGACATGGAGTGGACAACCACTTATTCCAATGCTAATTACGATACAACTGCCACAACACCAACTTCACTCCCTCTCGCGATCATAAATAGTACGGCTGCCGGCCTTGCAACTGGTTCGGCTTTAATTACAGGCGCAAACTCAAGTGGAGTAAAAGTGTGTCAAGTATTCGGTGGCGGTGCTGCCATGGGCGCGCAAGGCGGTCAAAGAAATCGTATGGGGCAACACCTGTACACCGATTCTGCAACTATTTCTTCAATTTCAATCGTAAGTTCTAGTGGCAATTTAGATGCTGGAACAGTCTATGTCTATACGAGCGCATAAGGAGCAATTATGAAAATTACAGAAAAAGAGTTTAACGTAGAAACAGGCGAAGAAACCTTTACAGAGCGTGAAGAAACTGCTGCTGAAATTGCAGAGCGTAAAGCATTTGAAGCAAAAATTGCATCATTAGCGGAAGCTGAAGCCGAAGCGAAAGCAGCCAAAGAATCAGCACAGATAAAACTTGCTGCACTTGGATTAACTGCTGATGATTTGAAGGCACTTGGTCTGTAATGTATCCAGAAGGCACTGCTGCGCGAATCATCGAAGTCGCACTAGCTGAAGTCGGCACAGTCGAGACTGGCGAGAATCTGACAAAGTACGGCAAGTTTACAAAGGCCGATGGATTGCCCTGGTGCGGTTCATTCTGCAACTGGGTCTTTCACACTGCCGGCGTTAAGATTCCGTCAATGGTTTCAACGGCTGCTGGGGCTCATAAGATGAAAGAGCTTGGGCGATGGATTGAAGATAAGCCGCAGCTTGGAGATCTATGCTTCATGGACTTTCCACATGATGGCATTGATCGCATCAGTCACATCGGCATTGTGGTGAAGGTCGGCGCAACGAGCGTCTATTGCATCGAGGGCAATACTTCCGGCACTGGTGATCAGCGCAACGGCGGAATGGTTATGATTAAGCAACGCTATATTGGCAAGGAGATTGTTGGTTTCGCTCGCGCTCGCTTGACAACCTATGCAGGAGAATATCCAGTGGTTGAGCCAATCCAAAAGGCGAAGCCAAAGGAGAAAAAAAAATGAACGAATTAAAATCAGCAGGAGCATCTTGGTTGAGGGCTTCAATTTCGGCCGTTGCAGCTCTATATATGTCTGGCATTTCGGATCCAAAAGTCTTGGTCAATGCTTTTCTTGCTGGGCTATTAGCCCCGGCGGCCAAGTTTCTTAATCCAAAAGATGCAGCTTACGGACTCGGCAAGAAATAAGTGTGGCGGTGGATAGGGCTGGGCTTGTTATTGCTAGCCTTATCTTCCTGCAATTTAGGAGATTCGGTTAGATATGAGTGCCAAGTCTATGAAAACTGGGAGAAACCAGAATGTCAGAAGCCAGCGTGCATCGCTACTGGAACTTGCACTGAAGACATCATTGGATCATTCTATCCAAAAGCCGGCACGACGCCGTAATCCAGAAGACGTCCATGCGCAGCTTATCCTTATTATTGGATCAACACTTGCGGCAGTATTTCTCATAGTCACACTAGGTATCACTTACGCACTTATCTTTGTTACTCAGCCAATCGGTGGACAAGCACCTAACGATGCAGCTTTCATAGATTTACTTAAGACGTTAGCCATTTTCTTAACTGGCTCACTTGGCGGCGTTCTAGCTGGTAATGGACTCAAAGCAAAACAAAAACAGAGCGAGGACACGCCGAAAAATACGCTTGATTCTTGACCATGTCGGCCATCGATGTCACTCTGTATCTGGGAGCATTCGACAAGGCTCCCACGGGAGCAAAAAATGACATCAGGTGAAATCGGTTTATTCTTGTTTATGTGTCTGGCCTGTATTCTTTGGGCGATTGTGAGCTACACAATGGGCTACAAAGAAGGCCACAAAGAAGGTTATCAACGCGGTCGAGCCGTAGGCCGTCACGCATCATCTCAGGTGGTGGCTAAATGAGCTTCTTAGATAACTACGAAGATGTAGCTGCACGCATTCAGCGATTCTGGGCTACCTATCCAACAGGCAAAATCCACACATCAATCATGGACGTGAATCTTGAAAAGGGCTACGTCCTAGTCGAGTGCCGTATCTATCGCAATTACGAAGATCAAGAGCCAGCCGGCATTGACTACGCATTCGGCAACGTAAACACCTATAACGTTCAAATGAAAAAATGGTTTATAGAAGATACATGCACGTCCGCGATTGGCCGTTGCGCAGGGCTTGTTCTAGGCACAGATAAGCGGCCTACGGTTCAGAATATGCAACAGATAGAGCGAATCGATCCAAAGATTGTTCAAGATGCTGCCGTTGCCTACGACTACTGGAACACAAAGCACGGAGACGTTCCATCGTTTAAGACACGTGAAGAGGCAGAAGAGGCCGGCATTCCGACTCTTGGAGTAGCTATCGACACCATCAAAGAAACATTAGGAGGTGTTCAGGTAGCTGCTGCTCCTCTGTGTTCTCATGGTCACATGATTTGGCGAGAAGGTACATCAGCTAAGACGAATAAAGGCTGGGGCGGTTATATGTGTTCAGAAAAGATTAAGGCAAAGCAGTGTCCGCCAGCCTGGTACATGCTCGGATCTGATGGACAGTGGAGGCCACAGGTATGAGCCGCGTAACTGAGATGATTGATGTCGATACGATGATTGGCCGGACTTTGATTGATGGCAAAATCGTTGCAGAGTTTAAGTGTGAGCAGTGCGACCACTGCCAGCGCATCGAGATTCTAGATCGTGCCGGTTATCAACGCGATGTCTCTGGTGAGCCAATACTTTGGTTCTGTGGCCAATGCAGAAAATGACAGTAACGGAGGCTGATGAATGGGCTATTCATCGACGTGCCAGTGATGTCATATTTGCACAATCTGGCTCACTAGGTCACGGCATTCAATACAACTCCAAGCTAAACAATCACGAACGATGCGTGGAGTATGCCGAATCACTAGCTGCTGAAATGGTGGTCGCTAGATACTTTGGCCTTGACTACGACATCAGCGACAACAAGGGCAAGAGACGGGCAGATGTAGGGCAAGGGCTAGAAGTGCGCTGGACTACATACACGGGCGGAAATCTCATTGTCTATCCATACGATCGTGATGATGATGTGGCCGTCCTAGTGGTTGGTAAGTCTCCGACCTACTACATCGTCGGCTGGCTACCAGTAGCCTTTGCTAAACGAAAGCGATTCAAGAATCCACGTCAGGACTCTTGGTGGGTCGATCAGGGCAACCTCAATCCAATCGACACGTTGGTAAGGAGCGGATATGCCACTGCTGCGATTTGACTGCTCAATCTGTAAGAAGCTCTATGGTGATGGACGCAGGGAGCATCTCATTACTAAAGGAGCAGAGCTAACAGAGCACGAATGGTTCGCTCAATGCTCTGGTTGCGGTGCATTCTCGGTCAAGCTAGTCGATGATGGGCTGGTGGCTGGCCTTGAATAGTTATCCACACACTTGTCCACAGAAGCCTGTGGAAGAGCAGACACACCGACTTCAATCCTTGACAAAATGTCAGTGTGCATCGCTATACTTGAAAGATAATATCTTGAAAATAAAGATAAATAAAAAGAAAATAAATATAAAGATTAAAAATAAAAACTTATTGGCTATTCCTATGTCAATCGTAATCTTGACAGTATCCACAACAGTCGAAGCTAAAGCAGCTACACAAAGCGATTCATTCAAGCTCTATGCACATTCAAGGATTGTTAATGATGAGCAGTATCAATGCTTCTATAAGCTGATAAACAAAGAGAATCGACAGTGGAATCCAAAGGCTCGTAATGGATCGCATTACGGTATCGGCCAGATGCGCAATGAAACCTATAAGAATCTTGATGGCTATAAGCAGATTGACTGGACTATCAGATACATCAAAGGACGCTACGGATCTATGTGCAACGCATGGAGATTCTTTCAGAAACACGGCTACCACTGATGCCAGCTAAGTCAGCAAGAGCTAATGGAGGCACTAGAGCCTGGTCAAAGATACGTGAGCGGATACTTATTCGCGATGCTAGGTTGTGTCAGTATTGCGGGAATGATGCAACTACTGTGGATCACGTGATACCGATAAGCAAGGGCGGAACCGATGAGCCTGATAACCTCTTAGCAGCGTGTACTCGATGCAATTATTCGAAAGGAAACCGAACAGGCGTGTTTTTTGGTGTAGCAAGGACACCTCTGACTC